ATTCTTACAAAAGTAGAAGGAGATATTTCAAATAAGAATACTCAAGAAGAGTTTTTCAATGATTTTGAGATAAAAAACAAATCTAAAAACAATCCTTCGCCAAATTTTGGTAAAAAAATAATCCATGAGGTCTTCGCTGATATTGAAAAAGGATTTTTAAGAATAGCGCCCGGAGAAGTAAAATTAATCCAAACAGGATTGTTTATTAAATCTCCTGTTGGAACTGAGGTGAAAATTCGTACTTCTTTCAAAGTATTGTCTCGTATCAGATTGAATGTTATTCCTGTTTCAATTGATAGCTCAGGAAAATCAGAACTTATTGTTCCTGTTCAAAATCTAAGCTCTACTACCATTATAATTAATGATGGACAAGTAATTGGAGAGATGCTTCTTGGACTTGTTTTAGATAACATTCAATAAACTGTTTTGAAAAATAAAAAACTTGAGCCGGCCGTTGATTCAGTGAAACGGTCGGAGATAGTAAAAAATCAAAAATCAAAAACAATACATTCAAGAAAAGAGGATGAAAAATAGCGTATTTGATGAACAGCGAAAAACAAATCAAGTCCGGGATAGGAGTGTTCAGATTCAGTTCAATGGGGAAATCTATTGCATTTCAAGAGACGAGTAGATTAAGTTCCAGGAATTCTATAAAAAGAAACCATGAAAATTGAAAAAGTTGAATCGGATGAAAAAACATTCCATATAGTGCTTAATGAAAAATTTTATCAACCAGAAAATATTTATATGAAATTAGAAAAAGAACTATTGATTAATTACATCGCCAAAACATGTCACGAAGCAAATCGCATATGGTGTCAAGCCAACGGTGATTCTTCTCAAGAGCATTGGGATAAGGCCGAGCAGTGGCAAAGAGATTCAGCTATTATGGGCGTCAAGTTTAGATTTGATAACCATACTGCTACGAAAGACGCTCAACACAATGCTTGGATGGCTGACAAGGTTAATCAGGGTTGGGTATATGGTCCAGTCAAAGATACCAACCAGAAAACTCACCCTTGCATTGTGCCATTTGAAAAGCTTCCTGAACACCAACAAAAAAAAGATGCGCTCTTTGTAGCCATTGTTGATGCACTAAAGTAAGAGAATTTGCACTTCATCGGACATAAAGACGTAAAGCATATTGCAAGGCTTACTGATGTTCTTTACAGATTTGTTTTAATCGAAAATCCATATCTATTTCTTTACAAAATTCATGGAAAAAAAGAAGTGCTTATTGAGAAAGATGAAAGCTCTAAAGACCTGAAAGTTTTCCATGGGGTAGAATGGGTTGGAATGGATATTCATTCAAGGTAACAAGCAACTCTAAGTCTTTTTTTTTGCTTTTGAGTATTCGTAAACAGATATTTGATTACACTCAATGTTGAAAACAATATGGCCGTAAGGTTCGATATCAAAGAAGGAAAGCTAACTGTGAAAGCGGAGACCCTATCGGTTTCCGCTTTTCTTGATATATGGGAATGGGATAAGGATAAAAACAAAAAGAAAGCATTGGCGCTTCTGAAGCATATTTTTCATCTCAATGATATCACCTCTGACAACCCTTTTATCGATATGTCAGAAACAGATCGAGAGCGCTTAAGCAAGCGTGATTGCTGGAAAGACGAAGACTACAAGCTTTCAAAAGAAGAAAAGATTTTTTTTGAAAATGGCTCTCAATGGTACACAACATTGAATATGAATCTTCCGTGGAGATCGCTTCGAGTTGTTGAAAAAAAGATTGACCAGATTAACACCCATATGGATAACCAGGTTGTCACAGATGCTAATCTTGAAGCAATCACAAAAACTCTTGGGCATTTAGATAAGCTTCATGCTACAAGAGAAAGCATTGAAGAGCTGGTTCAAAAGCAGCTTAAGAAAATGAAAGTTCGTGGTGGTCTGGAAAGATCTCCACTTGAAAAGGGAATGTTAGCGGTAAGATAATGGCTAAATTTCTATCAGATAAATTCCTTGAAGGACAAAATCCGCTTCCAATTGATATCAACTCAATGGAAAATATTGATTGGTATAATGAACAGATTAATCGTTGCTTTGAAGGATACTCACATAAAGGAACCAGAATATCAGGCGATTATTACTGGTACTTAAACTTCTTCCCTATAGTAGCCCTGAAGCTGGATAAGTTTGGTAATCCTACTAATCAACCGGACTTTTTTTTTCCCTACGTCTCCCAACAAGACGACTATCTATTTAAACAGATAGAGGAGGCTGACCAATCAAATATGAACACGCTTTTGGTCACGGCTCGGGGCTACGGGAAAACCTTTGGAATGATATCTATTCCTGCCAAGTACTATTACTTGAAAAGGCTTTCTGACAACATTCTTTCTTCAAGTCAAGACGAACATATCTCCAAGTCTTACGGAATGCTTAAGCTTTCCATGGAAGAACTGGAAAGAAGGCATCCTACCCTACGTCAAAAGAGATTGTATGACAATGACGATGTAATTGAAGCTGGTGAAGAGATTGTTGAAAACGGAGAAAAGAAAAAAGTAGGATCGCGTTCTCAAATCAGAAAAATTATATTTGATCGAAAGGCCGGTAAGACAAGAGGTTCGCGACCTACTACTCATTTGTATGAAGAGATAGGTGCTTGGAATGGGGCCGCTAAACTGAAAGATTGCTATAACGCATCAGTTGGTTCTTATAAACGTGGATCGATTTGGACCTGTAGAGTATTTTTTATCGGTACTGGTGGAGAGATGAAATCTGGAGGATCGGAAGATGCAAAGGAAATGTTTTGGAATCCTGAGGCTTACAATATCTACAATGTTAAAGAATGGCATAATAGAAAAACCGGAATATTTATTCCTGCTTTTAAGAAGTATTCAGGCTTTTGGGAAAAAACAGGAATCAGTCAAGAAGTAGAAGCAAAAGTTCATCTTGAAGCTGAACGTGAATCCAAGAAATCCGATAAGAAGGCCTATGAGCAATTTAAGCAAGAATTCCCATTTGATCCGGATGAAGCATTTATGCTTAATGGTTCCAATAATTTTGACCAGGAAATAATCATTGATCAAATATTAAATGTGAACCATAAGCCTGAGTTCAAACGCGGATACATGGGATTCCTGCATTGGAAGTATGAAAAAGGAATCATCGTTGGAACCGAATTCGAAAAGCATATTGATGGTAATATTTGGATGCTTGAACCTCCTGAGAAAAACAGTAAAACAAATGAGCTTTATAATAATCTTTATGTCGCAGGATATGACGGTATTGACGTTGGTCAGGATGATACCGCTTCTGGGAATGGTTCTCAGGGAGCTCTTTGCGTAAAGAAAAGAATGCTTTCTTCAGGCAGGACAAATAATACTTATGTCTGCTTTTTAATTGAAAGACCAAAAGATATCAATGTGTTTTATGAAGACTGTAGAAAAATCTCATGGCACTTCAATTGTAAAATCAACATAGAAGATACCAAGCGAGGAATCGTAGGTCACTTTATCAGAGAAAAGGAGTTTCATAGATTTTGCAAACGACCTAAACTCACCTTGTCTGATCCTCAGAACGGAAAATCTACGCTTATCGGTGTTACTTCTGCTCCTAAAAATTATGAATACGGAGAGCTGTTTTTATCAAAAATGATCAAGTCCTATTGTGGAAACTTGTATTATCTACCGGCTCTTGAGCAACTTCGGGATTTCAGAATGGACATGCGTACCAAATTTGATATTGTCCTTTCAATGATGATGGCTGAGCTGGCCGATGAAGATATGATGAATCTTCAGGTGTATATCGAATCTGAATTTGCTATCCCTTTAAAATCTGAAACAGGTTTCTATACTGACGCTGATGGAGAGATTCATTATGGAGTAATTCCTAATGAAAACAATCTGTTTGAAAATATTGAACAAGAAAGAAATTACGACTATTTGGATTTGGTCAATAACCAATACCTATAAAAAAAAACACTATGGACGCGAGTAGAGATACTGTATTTGCAAAAACAGGAACAGCAAAACAAAGGCTTTCTGAGAGCTTTAAAGACACTGAAAACTACCTTAAAGGGGAATTGGCAAACTTAATTGCAAACTGCAATGAGCAAGATAAAGATGCGATTCAAAAAGCCTATATAATTAGAAACGGAAAAAGGCCAAGGTCAAAATTTGAGTATTTGCAAAAAGCTTATGGAATTCATTTTCCTGCAAAAATCCGACACATACCGGTTCTTAAATCAATGTTTGATGCAATTATAGCTATTGAACAAACTCGTCCTCTGGATTATAAAATCACTTCAAGAGATATTGATTCGCTTCAGAATTCTCAAGAAGAGCAAAAAAACAGTATTGTAAAAGAATTTGTAAGTCTTGCAAAAGAACAGATTTCCGCAACTTCAGAATGGTACAATTCTGTAAAAGAAGGTGAAGAAGTTTTACAGCCTGAAAAATTTGATAAAAAAAGAGTCAAAAGAATTATATCAAAAATCACTAAGAATTTCAAATCCTCATTGGAAGTTAATGCTCAGGATTTTTTAGAATCCCTTGTTCAGCGAATGGAGATTGAAATCATGACTTCAATAATGTGCGAAGACTTGATGACTGCAGGTTCGGAATACTATCAGGTAAAAGCAATTGAAAAAGGAAAAAGACCTTTGGTTCGGGTAATCAATCCGATGAATATTTATTTCAGACGTGATGTAAATAAGAAATTCCTGAAAAACCATAGCCATGTTTTAATAAAAGAAACAATCACAATAGCCGATCTTCTTGCTAATCATGGTCATGAAATAAAGACAAAAGATGTCATTGCTATTTTACAGGCAAATGATGTGAACATAGACACCGGGAATAAATTCTGGAATATGACTTACATGAGTTACACAAAATTAAAAGAGTGTAACGCTGTAACCAGATATGATGATTTGTATGAAAAAGAACTCACGCTTTATTATGGCGAATGGATCGCCAATACTGAAATAGCATACGACAATGCTTATTTGGATGGTCTTGAAGTAAAGTATGAGAAAAAGAAACGATATAGAAAAGATCGATATGAAGGTTATCGAGTAAATGACGATATCTACTTTGGGCTTAAAAAAGCTGATTTTATTTATCGGCCTTCTGATGAGCCGGACCAATGTTTTTTAACGATAAATGGAATTGCCTACAACGATCGTAATGGAGATCCTTACTCCTTGGTTTTAAATACAGAAGATATCGCTGATAAAATAGATATGCTTCATTACCTATGGGAATCAATGGTCGCAATGTCTGGAAACAAAGCCATAATGGTTAATTACAAAGCGATTCCTACATTTCTTGGTGATGATGGTAAAGACCGGGTGATAAAATTTCTTGGAATGGCAAAGCAGGGAGCGGTTGTAGTCGATCCTTCTCAGCCTGGAGGATCAGATTTTAATAATTCAGGATCCATTGATATGTCTTTGAACGCATCAATTTCAGTGATCTTGGATATGATAAGGTATCTGGAAGAAGTAGCGGGGAAAGTGACTGGTGTTTCTCAACAAATGATGGGGTCAATTGATCAGTCTGCATTAAAAGGAACTACCAATGCTGCAATAAATCAGTCTTCATTGGTATTGGCGCCATTCTTTTTCACTCATGCTTCACTTGTAAAACAAATGCTTACTGATGTTTTAAATGTTTCCAGACTTGTTTATGAAAAAGGGCATGTTGGATCATATGTTTTAGGAGAAATGCAACAAAAGATTTTTTCCATTGACAATGATAAATTCTGGCTTTCTGATTTTGATGTATGGCTTTCAAACAGCGGTGATGAATCTAAAGCTATTGATGAATTAAAAGCATTGGCTATTGAACTTGTTAAAGCAAATCAGCTTGATGCTATGGATGCTATTAACATTGGAACAATCAAATCTCTCACAAAAATTAAGCAAACCATTAGCGATTCTATTGAAAACAAGGAAGAAAAAGAAAGCGATCAGCTAAGAAGTCAATTAGAAACTTTGCAGGAAGAATTTCAGAAACTTGAAAAAGATTTAATGAGAATGGATGAAGCTAAAGCAAACATGCAAGAACGCGAGCTTCAAATGAAAATCAAACAAGTTGAACTTGATTATAGCTTGAAAAACAGAGACTTGGATATTAAAGAAGACCTTGGAACAAAAGAAATAGAGTTGGACAAAAAACGTGTAGAGCTTGAAGCGTTACAGATATCCTTTGATCCTAAATCCGCTGAAGTAAGAAACGATTAACAAACAACATACGATTTCAATATAGAGGTCACTAAATGTTATTGCAAACAAATATTTATATTATTGATACATGAATCGAAAAGTTAAAAAACTTGAAGCTGGTGGTGGAGTACCCACGGTCGATGAAATCATTGATCCAGATAACGTTCCTTTAAACTTAGGGGATGATGCTAAAACTGAAGAAGACGATGATGATCCGAGTTTAATCGATCCTGTCGTTGATCCTTTAAAAACTGAAAAAAAGCCTGTTGCTCAAAAACCAGCTGAAGAAGACGAAGAAGAGGAAGAGGAAGAAGATTATGAGCCTGTAAATCATGCAGACTATGCTTTGACAAAATTGGGGTTCACCAACAAGACAATTGATTTTGGTGATGGAGTAATTAAGAATGTCGCGGACCTAAATGAGTCTGAGCAATTAGAGCTTGTTACCGGAAAACTTGAAGAGGTTGTAAGCTTTTATCAAACTAAGCTTAATGAGATTCAGGAAAACGGTGGATCGTTTGCCAATGAAGTAGAAAGTGTTTTGGTTCAAACTTTAAGAGACACTGATTATAACCTAACTGATTTGGTTAAAATCATTTCTGAAAATGATCCTGCAGCACTTGCTAAATCAGCTTCAAATGAAGACTTGGTAACCAAGCATCTAAAATCAATTTATCCTGATTTTACAGATGAAGATATTTCTGAAGAATTGGAAAGCATGAGTGGAACAAGCAGGTTTGACAGACTTGCCAGTAAGCTTCGCGAGAACTTGCTTACTCAGAAATTGGGAGCCGGTGATCTTGCTGTAGCTATTCAGAATTATGGAACTACTCAAAACAACCGCTTAGCATCAGAATTCAATCAGCAAAAAACAGATTTAACCGCTTATATGAGTTCTTTTAAAGAATTCAATGGATTACCGGTAGATGATAACATTAAGAATTTCTTGTTGGCTGAATTGATTCCTGAATCTGCAGATAAAGATTCGAAGTTTTTAAGCGGTATCAATACTCCTGAAAAAGCAACAAGACTTGCTTTCCTGGATAAGTTTCATGATCAAATTGTAAAAGGAACAGCTGATTACTATTTTGAATTAGGGAAACAAGAAGCTGAAAAAATTGTGGGAAAATTTAGAGAAACCCCGGATCCTGTTTTTATCGGTAGCAAGTTTAAAAGAAAGCAAGCTGATACAACAAAAAGAAAAACTTCGCTTGAAGACTCCCCTATTGAAATGTAATGGAGTCTGAAAAAAGAGATTTGTTTTTTTATTGCTTTTATAGAATTCAGCAGGGTAAGCATTTGAATTATCATCATGTGCTTATTCCTGCAGAATTGATTACTAATGAAGAGTACCTTAAGAGACTGGAAGGTGATGGATATATTTATTACTTAACCTCACAAGTATCAGTTCTATTAAACCAGTCCGAAAGACGTTCGGACATAAACAAACCTTTGATAATGGATGGTGAATCGTTGTGGAAGCGGCTAAAGAAAAACCGTTAACTAAATACAAACACCAATGAAGGTAATTGATTCCAACATGCTTCCAAAGGGGACTGACACTAAGACGTTGCAGGACCTTGGAATGATCATCGGTATGAAGCCCCACGTAAGCAAACAAGTGGTTTCTTTGTACCCAAGACTTACAGTTCAGCGATTGACTGAACAACTTGGCGCCGTCTATAACAAGAAGGCCAGCAATTTACAAGAGATTGATTCTTTCTCCTTTGAGTGGAAGATCAATGTCAACCGTATCGCTAAAATCAAATTTGCAGTAGACTGTAATGAAGATGGTTCGAACGGATCTATTTTTCCAATCATTCTTGAGAACCCGTACTACGCAAAGAACGAGACTTTCGAACTTGATAATGAGCAGCAATTGTTCGTTAAAAAGCCAGGAGAGAAAATCGCAGAAGGCAAGTACCGTTATTGGGTTCAGCTTGTAACCAACAAGCTTGATGGAAGAGTAAACACTTCTTACATGACAAGAGGTAGAGAGACCAAATATGTGTCCAACTACCATCCTGAATTGTCTGAGCGTGGTTACAACAAGTTCATGCACAACTTCGAGAAGCACATGAATTACATTTCTCGTCACAGAGCTGGTGATTCTTTTTCAGGTGATTATCAGAAGTTGAAGCAGAAATACATTGAGCATGGTGGAGATTACTTCAAGATGTCTTCAATGGACAAGCAATTGCTTGATTACTTGTATATGTCTTTTGAGAACTCAATGCTTTTGGGCCATGGTAACTTTACCGACAAGCACGAAATCTTGATTCAGGAAGAAGATGGCCGTCCGATCCCAATGGGTCAAGGTATCATCCAGCAGATTAGAAATTTCTGTGATCAAATCCGTTACACTTCTCTAACCAGAAGACATTTGGATAACATGATTTCTTCTGTGGTTGAGCGTTTGGAGAACAAGACAAACAACAAGATTGCGATCGCTTGTAACTGGAGAATGTACAAGCAGGTTCAGGAGCTTCTTGATTCTTTGCTTAAAGACAGAGTATTGGACAACTATTTCTACGATGTGAATGGTGGAAAAATTAAAGTTGGAGCGCATTACGCGGCTTATGAGTTCGCAGGAAACATTCTTACTTTCATGGAGAATGATGCCTTGACTGAGCGTTATCCTGACAAAGGATATGGTGTATTTATGGATACTGGTATCTATGATGGAGAGCCAAACATTTCTATGTACACACTTCCGGGAATGGGAATGTTTAGAGGTGAGCTTGATGGTATGGGAGGTCAGACTGGTTCTGCTTCTGGCAAAATGGCTTCAACGGTCCATGGTGGTCGAATTGAATACATGGGATATCGAGGTGTTAAGGTAGCCAACCCTTATGCTGCCGGTATTCTTGAAGAGTACGTATTTTAGGTTTTAAAATCTGAAAACAATATTTCGGGAAGGGTTTTATACCTTTCCCGAATATTATTAATTTGAATGGTAAATTGAATTTTCTCAAAAAAGCATGAACAACTTAGAAAAATTAGAGGCTGGTGTAGCCGGACTTAAAGTAATCAAATTCCGAGCGGTACTCGGTAAGACTCAAGGCAAGCTTAATGTTTGTCCAGGAAAGTCAAAAACCACCAAGCGATTGCTTGGGGTTCAATTGATGTCAGAAGAAAAGCGAAGAACTGCTACTTATGTGATTGACGAAGAAACCAACTTAGATATTTTCGATGGTTTTGAAATCGACTTGGATAATTCTATTGATGCAATGAATTGGGAATGGTTAAAATTCCTTCCTGAATTAGTGCCTTCATTAGAGGATTCCTACGATACTCCATTGGCTTTATTCTATGTTGAGAATCTTCATAAGGATACTGAAGACAGAATTCAAAAGCGAAAAGTTAAAGAAATCGCATTCCAATATCTTTCAAATTCCACACCTCCTAAAAAGGCTGAAATTTGCAGAATCATGGGAGTGGATTCTACTTACATGACACCGCTTGATCTTGAAGATTACTTGGGTGAAATGGCCGACACTTCTCCTGCTAAGATTGTTGCTGCTTATGAGGATAAGCTGATTAAGATCAAATTGTTTCTGTACGCTTTATTGGACAAGAAAATCATCATCAAAGATCAGGATGGGGTTTACTCTTGGGGAGGAATTATTCTTGGTGTAAATGAAAAAGCAGCATTGGAGTGGCTTCAGATCACTACGAATGCTCATTATGTCAAGAAACTTCACGATGAAGTTTATCCTAAGCCAGAGTTAAAGCCTGAATCAACTGAAGTCGCTGAATTAGCTCTTCCTCACGCGCCTGTATTACAGCCTGATCCAATCAAAGCAGTACCAACAGGTGATGAGCTATTGGGAAGAAAAACAGATGTTATTGATTTGAGCCTTGGTAATGAAGTAGTAGAGCAACTTGCTCGCGAAAAGTACGAGCGAATGTTTGACAAGAAAGCCGGCAACATGAAGCTGGAAAATATTCTTGCAAAAATTGAAGAGGCTGAAAAAGTAGAAATGTAATTGATGGAAGCATTAAAAATGTATGAAGGAGTACTTCGGGAACTGAATCGTTTTGGTTCTCCGAGGTATGATATTGACGATCACAATTATTTTGTTAATAAAGCAAAAGATTACGTGGTTGAAGAGATTATCAAGAATTACGAATTGAATCAGCGACTAACAGAAATGTTGAAAGGAATCGTAAAACCTGCTTCTATACTTTTCAATGCAAACGACAGGACTGATAAAAGAATCGGAGACTTGCCAATTGACTTTGATTCGTTGAAATCATGCAAGGTAATATTCAGAGCTAAAGAAGATTTTTCGTGTTTTAAGAAGGGTCAAAAAATCCATATTCCTGCTCGAAGATTAACTGAAGATTCAGAGATGTTTGTCCATATCAATAGTTACTACTGGCCTTCTTTTATTAAGGAAAACGTGTATTACCAGACAAGAGATCTAAAAATTGAAATCTTCTATGACACGACTACTGAACAGGAAAATCGAGTAGTGATTGATTCTGTTTTTATTGAACATACGGTTCATCCGGCAGACATAATTCTTGGACAGGATAAGTCAAACATTCAAAACTCAACCTTGCATAAAAAAGTAAATACCAAGATCATTGAGCGTACGGCTCTTTTATTCTTGGAAAATTCAACCAATCAAAGAACACAATCATATTCACAAACTAATCAATAAAAAACTATGGCAAATTTTCAAACTGCCCCAAAACTTAGAATTGTAAATAGCCCGGACCAAGTAGCCTTGGCAAGACTTGCTGAAAAAGCAAACGGCGCTTTTGAGCCAATTACTGTAACTGGTGTTGCTGCTACTGACGCAGCTGCTACCGACTTGCTTAAAATCATTGGTGTTGCCGATCTTTTAAAAGGTAAAGTCACTTACGCAACCAAGTCACTTTCTGTTCCTGCTCAACTTCAAACTTCAACTGTTACTGTAACCTTACCATCACTTGTTGCTGGTGTTGAATTTACTGTAAGAATTGTCGTTAAAACCAGAAATCTTGAGCATGAATTTGCAAGATTTGACGGAAAAAATCAGAAGGAAAGATTTTATCCTTTGATTCTTAAAGCTGGCGACACTCCTGCAATTGTTGCTGCTCGAATCGCTGAAATCGTAGAATACGATGAGTTTACAGATGCTTACAGATATGTAAATACGTCAGTTGCGGGAGCAGTTGTTACGCTTACTGCTGTTGATCCAGGATGGGATTTTGTAGTTTCTTTTGAAGGCCCAGGTGTTGAAGATGGTAATGTTGCTTTGGTTCACGCTGTTACTGCTAAATCATTTGAAGGTAGAAACAACTATCGTCAATTGAACAATTACAGATTGCAAACTGACGCAAGAACTCGTCCTTATGCAGTTGGTGCGTTCGGTGGTGGAACTGAAGAGCTTCCTATCAAGGGAGCCACTTACACACAGTTTATTGTG